CGCAGCAAGTAAGATCTTCAGTCCAACAGCCTGTTCGGTAAGAGTTGTTATTTTAGTAACATGTTTTGCAGACTCAGTACCATATAGAGGGTTAGATTCACCGACATAAGATAATGGTACATTGAAACCATCCGTAGACGAAGAATCTTGTCTAGAGATCATGTTGTGAATAGTGTTCAACTTACAACGTTGTAAATCAATGACTGGAGACAAGTATGGATTGGTTGTCTTCAATGTTAACTGTACAGTAGTAGATCTCTCGCCATTGAGTTTACCTGCGGTTGACAGATTCTCGGTGCGTCTGTTAAATAGTGCACGAGGATTTGTGAACTCATTATTCTTCTTGTTCTCAATGATGTTATATGAACCATCTTTAACAAATCGAACTTGACTTCCTGCCAATGCGGACTGACTAGTAGTCTTAATCGACATAGTGTAGTTAGTCTCGCCTGGTTGTTTGATATCAATCTCGGGTCTCAATACTTCGAAGTTCATGTTTCTCTGAGAAGTTACAGAAGAACCACCGAACCACTTACGAGAGGTCGCAGATGAAGTTGCAGCATAGGTGTAACCAGAGTTATCAAAATCGATAACAGTACGTACCCCATTAACATCTGCACCGGTCAAACCGTTACCAAAGTCAGTTGCAGAGTCGATACCTCGAATCCAAGTCTTATCACCATCTCTAAGGCCGTGACCTTTGAACATAACACGTACTGCGTTAGATCCAGAATCCACTACCAAAGGATCTTTAGACAAAGATACTGGAGGTATGTTTGCATTCTCAAGGATAGCATTACCAGAGGTTTCAAACTTAGCAACATTGATTCTGTATGAAAGATCTTGACCACTAGAAGGTTCCCACAATTTAGCATTCTGAGATTTAAAGAATCCACCCAGAGTTGTTTGTTGTGAGATGAACGCTTCGTTAGAGTTCAATTGGTGTTCACCGACAGTTGCAACATATACGTTATAGTCCGGATCATTGTTGCCCGGTCTTAGTACGAGTGCATACTCTCCACCCGCAACAAATACCGGATGATCAAATGTAAACGTAGTAGCATTCTGCAACATTTGTTTGTTGGTAGATCCTTCTGGAACAAGAGATACTTGACTTGCAGATAATTTCTTAGTTGCAATAATCTTACTTGAAGACGGAACGCCATTCACAGTAGGTCTCAACTCACAGAATACAGGAGCAGAAGAAGACTTACTTGCAAAGTAAACATCAACAGATGTAATGAATACACCGGCAATTTGTTTAACCAAGAAGGTCTGCGCGATTGGATCGTTATATTCTAGTCTATTATTGGTATGTCTGTAAAGGGCACCAGCTTTACCCCGTCGAGTAGTTCTTTCTACTGGAGTTAGGTCGGCATCAGTCACCGCACCGCCCGGAGGAACTGTAGTGTCTGTTACATGATCTACCGGAGTGATTTGGTTGAGATAATTTACCTCAGAAGTTTCACCAACATGTTCTGTAGATGATGTGGTATCACCGACCAGAGTAGAATATGTTTCGGTAGATACTACATCTGTAGCAATTTCTGTCGAGATAACAGATTCAGTCCATACAGTTGAACTTGAAGCAATTGTTCTATCAACATCACTGGTACTGTTACCTACGATTTTAAGTACGCGAGTTACTTCGACTTCATCTTCATACTCTTCGAGAACACCTCTAGAGTGGAACATTGCTCTACCATAAGACATTGCAGCACTGAAGTCATTGACATTTACGTCAAGTAATGCAAACTCACGAGGCCCTGTGTAGAAACGCATTGCTTGGTTGTTAGGTACTTCGAACGAACCAATAATACTACCTTCTGCGTCAGATATAAGGTTGGTCTTACCAGAACTATGTTCTTGGGTAGTACGTTGAACACCTTCACCATCTTCAGTACTTTTAGATGCAAGGTAATTGCGTTGAGCCCAAGTACTGAACTTATTCTGTTCCCTACAGAAAGAAGATACGTTAGAACCATCAAAGAATGGGAAGTACTGTGTATTAGGACGCAGACCTTCAGCTTTGAATTGAATATCAATCGAACGCATGAAAGGAATGACCGATACATCGATAACCTTTTTACCAACTACGTCACGGATAGTTGATTCACTCGCAATACGGTTTACTGTATTGGAAGTTGTTGTTGTTGTTGTGGTATCCGTAGTAGACTCATACGCATTTTCAGTTTCGATTGTGCGTGTGGTTTCATAAGTAGATGTGTTAACAGTCTTAACTTTATCTCTAGTTTCGGTAGTAACAACATCCCACATATCAGTGGTAATTTGTTCGGCAGTCCAAGGGTTGTAATAACCATATGAATAAGAACCTGTTCCACCTAAGCCAAAGTAAGAACCAGACCAGTTACCAGTCCAACCACCCCAATAATTATTGTTCCACCAAGAATCTATTACTGTACGTGAGATTTCTTCTTCACGTTCACGTGATACTTCTACAGTTTCGGTATAAAGAGTTTCCACATCGGTCACATGACCGACTTCAACCCACTCACCGAGAGTTTCGGTTGTCTCGGTACCAATAAGAACAGGATCCGAACTATTGTGTGTTATCGAAGTTGATGTACCACTTACAAATGAAGTTGCAGCATCACCAGCTTCTAGGTCAGAAGGATCTACACCAAACCATTCGTTCTCGGAGTTGTTCCAGTTCAATGCGTGTTTGAGGTCAAATTCACTTGAACGACCCACAACAGTTTCACCAATCTTCTGAGTCTCTTTCCAAGAATCAGTTTCCGGAGAAAGTTCTACACTACCGACAATGGTAGGAACATAGAAAGGTGCGAGGTTTTCTGTACCAGAAGCGAGTTCTTGCGCTTCATATGCAATTTCGGTATGGTTCAACATAACGAAGTCACCGAATACACCGGTACGTAGTTGACCGACATGATCACTGTCATAGAAAAGATCTGCACAGTCTTCTACAAAAGTAGGACGTAACAGTTTACCTCTCTTGTCAATCGCAGCACGATATTCAGGAGACTTAGTTTGAGAATGAGAATGTGACTTGAAGTTGTCCACAAAGAATCCAGACTTAGCACGATCATTACCCGCAGAATCCAAAACATTCATCATTTTAGTATTCAATTCGAGAAGTGACAATGTAGTCATTTCTTCAAGACGATCAACTTTTTCTTCTAGTTTGTTGATGTCCTGCATCGTATAACCCTTACGTGGAATAAGAGTTGTTCTCAAATCCTGAGTGTGCATGGTATTAGCATTCAGTTTCAGTTTATAAAGATCAATACAATCCACAGGAACATCAGGGTATTTCGGACTCAACGAAGAAGAACCGGTGATATAACGAAGTTCACCTTGTTTAGATATTACCAGACGGTCTGCACGAGGTAAGTAGTATTCGGCATCTGTAGTGATAGTATCGGTAGGTACCGGAAGAGGACAAATTGAACCAGCAGAAAATGAACCAGAGCCATCAGTTGAAGGACGGAAGTCGATTGCATCACGTAGTGACAGAAGACCACCATCAGGCAATTTCTGGCCAGGAACTTTAAGATAATCCAATTGACCATCATAAGAGTTCACAGCATAGAACTGCCCACTTACCGAAGGTTCGAAATACTTATATCGTACAAATACGGATTGACCTGCACTATCAAAACCACCACCAGAATAGATTAATCTACTGTCATCTTGGTGAGTAGTACGGTTACCCGCATCGAATAAGAAACTGGTGAATACATCTTCACCATCAGAATCATTAAGAGATACACGTTGAATACTATAGACATCAGATTTACCGAGAGGAAGGAAATATACACCTGCGCCATCAGAGTCTAATGAAGCAGTTACCACGGTTTCGGTCAGTGTCTTTGTTTTAACACTTGCGTTAGTTTTTCTTATGAATACAATTGCTTCATATGCAACACCATTCGACAACCCACTGAACAAAATGTCTGTGTTTCCGGATTGGATATTTGATGCAACACTTGAAGGTGCAAACTCAGTTGCAGAAGCAACAAGGATATCACTTTCATTAACAAAACGTTCACCAGCATCGGTCAGTGTGATTGTGTGACTAGTACCAGAAGCCGTAAAGTTGTACTTCTTCATAAATGTCATAGTGACATCAGTGAAAGACTTGGGTCGTCTTAATGGAGTATCAAACAGTAAAGCATTTTTCTTAGGTTCATGTACAATACTTCCGCCATTACCTGTTACTTGAACAAGGTTTATGTAGTGAGTATTGGTCGAAGATTTAATAGATTTGACATCACGTAAACTATAATTATAGTTATCTCGTTGGATGTCGAATAAATGTGCCTTGTATAAAGGTGGTCTCACATAGGTGTATCCACCAGTACGAAGTCCTGTGGAACCTTCGGTCAATGCACGAATGTGTGCAGTACCGATTGCACTATCTGCACCATCAAAACCCGCATATAATGTCACCTCTTCGCAAGTATCAATATCCAACATACCAACACCACTATCGAAATAGTAGTAGTTCCCGTAGTCGATACCAATCTGTTCTTCTTCTCTTGCAATAGTGTCTCTTGCTTTAGGAATCGGTATATTGCGAGTAGCAGTAGTTGCAGCTCTATATCCATCGATATATGCTGTGCCTGGATCTACCTTCAACATCAATGTAGATGATGCGTTTGTACCATTAGGTTCTACGCGAAGTTTCCAATACTTCTGGATGAAGTCTCCATTAATCTCTCGGACACGTGTAGCAACGTGATTCCGGACTCTATTGAAACCTTCATCATCAGATTGTTGATCGACTAATCTACCACCTTCGATACGACCGAAATACACGAAGGTATCTCCGGTCACCATCTGGTCTCGTCTAGTAAGAACAAGTCGGATACGATAACGGTCTGCGCCAGGCGAAGCACGGTTAGGAGTTACATTTTGATTGTCATACAGTGCATCAGTATCGGATACTGTTATAATGTCTTGAATAACTTTAAAACCAATATCTGCTGTCTGGAAATTCTTATACTTATCAAGGAATAGACTCTGTTTAGGACAGAATACAAAGTGTCCTTGAACATAAAATTCTGATTGTCCAACTTCAACCTGAGAACCATATCCGACTGCCGGATTGGTAGATGTGTTGATTGTTTGAACTGTTAAGTTAATGTTAGACCCGTTGGAGAGTACTTCGCCAGGCGTAACAAAGGTACTAGTAGTAAGTGGTAGACTAGGACTCTGTGTATTTGGATTGTCCAAGTACTGGACAAAAAGAGTATCAGGGTCACTGTTCACAGAAGCAACTGCTTCATAGATCTTGACTTTGATACTCGAATCCGCACCAGTTAACACGACACCCTTCAATGCACTTACAGTATCAAAAGAGTTATTTTGATCGTTCTCTATTTTGATGAACGCATAATGGTTGTTAGGTGCAACACCACCAGCTTTAGTAGGAACACCATCCTTTTGGAATATGTTATCAGCAAACCTTTTAATTTCTTTTTGGATGATGGTCTGCATCTGTGTAAGTTCACGTGCTTGCAATGCACGACCGGCATTGAACAAGATACGTGAGTAATTATCACTATCCGCGTGATCATCCTTGTAGGTTGATCTGAATGTTTGTTCTGTAAATGTGTTTGGCATTTCTTAATCCTAGATAGTAATTACGATTTTCAGGTCTTCGGTTTGATCGGTGGATCGCGTTACAGCTGAACGGTTATCAATATATAGTAGATCCCCAGTGTACGGATTAAACTCACCGTCTACTTTACTGGTTATCGAACCGTTAATATTTGTGTTACCTACCACCTGAATTTCTTCTGCAACTTGGAAGGAAGTGAATCCAGTTGTTTCGTTTTGATGATACCAGATTGTATCCGAATCATTAGTGTTGTCGATGATTGCAACTGCGCCAGAAGTAACACCTTGAATCTGAGATTTTTGCACAATAGACTTGACAAATCCTGATCCATCGTGTATAATACTATTAAGTGCCAGGGCGGAAGTAGATGTAAGTAAAACACCTTCTGCACTATCAACTCTTGGATTGCGTACCAATAATACTTGACGGAATATCTCGTCACCAGTAATAAAGTCACCGTTTTCAATACCATCTGGTTTGGAGTTAAACATAACACCATTTGCCTTCAGGTCAATAACAGGATTAGATCCAACACCAGATGCTTGTCCCAATACAGGACGAACAATACAAGAGTCACCACCACCACCAGAAATTAATACGTTTGCATAGTCGTAACCACTACCAAAGTAAGAGTTGCCCGAGTTACCCGCAGAGTCGGCCTTGACCTTGATGTCTACAATAGTCTCACCCGCACGTACCGCATAAGCAATCGCACCAGTACCATTACCCACGATACTTACCGAAGGTGGAGATGTATAACCAGATCCACCATTAGTTACTTTATAACCAACGATTTGTCCTTTTACCGCAGCGTTCTGGACTAGTTGTTGTTGTAGATCTTCGGCAGGAGAATCCGAGTCGGTTGAACCAACAAATCTTACAGGCATATATGCAGATGACAAAAACTTATCTGCACGTAATGCACCGATAGAGTAAAGGAACTTCCACGTGTAACCATCCGCAGTACGGAATGGTGTACCGGTAGTGTTACCAGTAGGTTGGTTGGTAGATAACTGCGAAGAACCATCCTGTTTCTTACCCTGTTCCAAACAGATGTAAATCTCGTTATTCGAGTTGATTACATAGAAAGGATTCTCGGGGAAACCTACATCGTTATCATCATATGCAGAGTAGATAAGGTTAGCAACCCATATTCTACGTGGAATTACATATGAGGCATCTTCGATGAGTTTTGCAGATTGCAAAGAACTTCTTGCCTGTCTGACAGAACGTGAATCATTAGTAGGAACAGTCGCAAGATCAGAAGCATTCCAATCTTCGGATCTACCAATGGCCGCATAGTATCTTACAGAAGAAGAGTCTAAGTCCGTAAGAAGATCATCTAAGACCTGTTTTTTAAATTGATCGGTAATTACTGGCATTTTTTATATATTCCTACGAAGTTGTTACGTTATCAGTTTTATTTATCACAATCCACTGAGTCCCAAACCACATCAAAGTAACAGATTCGTTCTGTGGTAGTATAAGACTTGCATACGCAGCAAGATTACTTGAAGTTTCGTTAATAGTTTGCGTACCCGCACCTTTATTAACAAGATATTTAACTTCACCATTTAGTCCAGATGTACCACTTGCTAAACTGTGTGCACCGGTAGTACCATTGGTGAATAATGTTATTGGTGAATTTGCACTTACAGTACCACCACCTGTCGAAATACCCTGTGTTTTTAATACAAATTTAGAGTCAACTTTAACTCCACCATTACCCGAACCCTTGAGTGATAGTGCGGAGTTTGCTTCACCCGCAGCTTGCACTATTGCAGGTACGTTAGTGGGGGAGTTACCAATTCGAATAAAGTTTGTTGCAGAACCGGAGTCTTGGAATTGTATTAATTCGTTACCCGCACTATCAAGAATCTCTTTACCGATAACCGGAGAGTTAAGAGTAGGATTCTGAAGTGTCTTGTTCTTTAATATTGCGGTGTGGTTATTAAATACAAAAGTATCTGCCGCACCCAACAGTGGTAATGTAATTGTTCTATTCGCAGCCAACTCATTCACTGCAACCACATATCTGTGATTCGATGAAGTGTCATTAATCTGTGGGGTAGTCAAAATAGGACTTAGTAAAGTCTTGTTAGACAATGTTTGTGTTGCAGAGTCCATAACCAATGCACCAGAATAGTTCGGTATTGTAACCGTGTTATCTGCTGTTGGGTTAGCGACTTGCAAACGAGTCTCAAAATTGTTCTCGACAGATCCTTCGAATATAATACCCGAAGAGTCAAAGTCGATCAACGCCATCAGAGATGCACCATCTCCAAGTTTGCTGTAGATCTCTTGGAAGTTTTGTTCAATCTTCAACGATGCAGTACGAAGTGTATCACCCGTACCATCGTTCGCGATTGTGCCTCTGTTTAATACTTGTCTAGTCATTCTCTTTTTACCTAAAGATTATATGTTCTATTTATACTAATAATTGTTATCTATTACTTTCTATTACTTCACGGAGAGAAATTTCTCCATCAGAATCTCCGACCGGAGTCTGGAATAGATTATTATCAGAATCTATACGAGAAACCTGTGGGTTCCACGTGAAGGTTTCTTGATCTATACTTTCTGTAGATGATAAATCGAATCCAGAGTAAGTAGTTGAACCGTCACTATCATCATCCAACGTTGGGGAATCAGGCGTGAGGTATTCACCAAGACTTGAATACAGTCTATCGAGGTTATCGATTGTAAGATCTTGCACGTCATTCAGGTCATTACCCATAGGTATACCCAGATACAATTCACTTGAGTCTCTGGCCAGACCTGCACTACTACCCATATTTGTTCGGAACTTCAAAGTTCCTCCTTCATCGGTCGCACCAAAGTCGAATAGTGCGGTATGTTGTTGGAAACCAAGTGGTGATAATCCACCAATACCTTCCAATACAATCGGTGGTTTGATTGCTTCGCCCGGATCATACTGTAACTGATCTATTGATGCAGTACCTACGATTTGAGTGAGACCACCAAGGTACATACCGGCAGGATGCACCATGAGTTTATATGCATCACGCCATTGCGCAAGAGAAAGTTCTGATCTAATCTGTATTGCGTAGGTTTGATATAGTTTATTGTCAGTAAGGTACCTTGCACTCTCTGCACCAACCTTAGACTCATTCAACTTGAATATGTATTGTTTTGTGTAAACAACATCTGGTTCAATGTCAAAGAAAGTTTTAAAGAATTGTCGAATACTGTATCTAGTACCTTTGGCACGATACAGATAACTTGAGTATTTTACTGCGGTTCTTTTATCAACAAACCCTTGAAAGTAATTCTGACCTAACAGATACTCATCTTCAAAATAAGTAAGAAGATCCAAATCTGTTTGTGACACATCTCGCGTCTCGAACATGTTGTTCAAAAAACGAGTCAACGAATCTTCTTGATTCTCAAAGTCAAAGTAGGCCTTGATGAAACTTACAAACTTAGGATACTCTGCAAGGATATGCGAAGGTAAGACGGACTCGATCTGATCCGCTCTCAGATTGATGTCACGTCTTGTAGTATCTTTATGTGTTTTATCGAATATTGACATTAGTTACTCGCTGTGGTACGTAAACCTTTCGCACTTAATCTCGTATTATCATAATCTAGAATGTATTCTCTCTGTGGTACTATAGCACTTGCGTTAGCAGGAGTACATGAAAGTTTGATCAACTTCGATTCGTCCGACTTAAATCCTACAAGATTGATGATACCAGAACCGGATTCGTAGAAACCGATGTTGTCGGACTTCACGTCACCTGTACCAACATCAATGATCTGGAGTTTGTTTGTGGTCAGAAGATTTCTAATCTTACAGTTTAATGATTGTCCACCAAAGGTACGTTTGAACGTAGAAGATTCTATAATGAAGTTCACATCATCCGGATTGGCGATAGAAGAAGGAAAACTAAATTTGAAATCCTGTTCTACACCAGCCGAAGGCGTGAAACGTTGTTGCATCTTCACATCTGCGCGAGATGATAGAATAGCAGGACTCACGTCATCTATCAAAGTCAATAAGTTAGACCTACGGAATGCCTGTCCAAACTTACCGGTATTGGTCGAGAAGTAATCTAGCATTACACCTTTAACTTGTTCTTGAAGTGCATTGATCGACAAGTTAGTATAGTCCGGATTGTATTGGAAGAAGACATTGGTTTCGACAAAAGTCTCTACCGGATCAGTAAATTGTAATCCAAACGAAGCAATAGAGAGTTGATCGACCAACACTCTGATATCGTCTTTAGTGATATCTTCTAAGGATTGTGTAACGTCCCCTTTGAATTTTATTGATAAGAAAGTCTGACCATACTCGGGTTGAAGATTATCTTCTCCACCCCAAGCAATGATGTCGTCAATCAATGAACCATATGAACGTAACACCAAGTTAGCATAATCAACGTGTGTTACCATTCTGTTCTGTGTTGCATATCGGAATGGCGCATTTCGTCTAATAGAATCCAATGTTTCTTTATTAGTACCACCGACCGATCTATTGACTGTCGATACTACAGGTAATCTTTGTAGACCACTACCACTAGTCGGTTCGGTCACTTCTACCGTATTAAGGGGTTCGAATAATCGTCCACCATTTGCATTCGCACCATCTACCGAGAGATACTCAACTGTGATCTTTGCACCAGCTTTAGGTACCGCACCAAGTGTGGAACCATTACCAAAGGTTAACTCATAGTAACCATTTGGTGCTTCCTTTAGAATGTATGCAGGAGTGGTTGCAGTTATATTAGTTGCAGTTTCTAGATTAACATAAGTAGTAAAGTCATCAGAAGTTGAACTCTCATATATTCTAACTATCGCAGTTGCACGGTCAAGGTTAAGATCGGGAATGATGTACATAGTTTCTTCTGCATCTTCCCCTGCAAAGAAAGTTTTAGTCTTTGCAATACCTTCGTAAATAGGGATACTGGTAGAACCCGACAGTGTTGTGAACTGGAAGAAGTTGTTACCGTCATTAGTAGCCTGAATCAATTCCTTAGTCTGGAATGTGTAGGATGCATCATCAATAGATGCATTAAACTTATATCCAGATGCAATCTGTAAAGTCTCAGGTACATCTGCTTGGTCGATACCGATGTTGAAGGACATATTGATAGTAGCTTGTGATGCAGTTTTTGACTGAGGTACATAACCCAATGTCTCTGCGTGTGATACGACCGAAGATCTCAACTGTGCAGTATTCAAGAAAGACTCGTTCAACGCCATGTTTGCAGTTAAACCATTGATGTGCGTATTGTAAGCCAATACATCCAATAGATTAGATATACCAGACGCTTCGAAGTCATAGTCCGAAAACTCCGACTGTTGTTTTAGATATGTCTTTAGATTGTTTTTGATCGCATCAAAATCTAAAGATGAGGAATTAATAGTCGTTGCCATTATCGTAACCTATTCAGTCTGGTTGTAAATTCTACGGATTGATTAGAATTTACGATGTTAAAAATTATCGTAAGTGTAACACTGTTTCCGTTCTCATCTACTTCGGGAATTACTTGTAGAGTTTCGGAATTTATTCTTGGTTCGAAAGCACGAATGTTCTGTATAATCGCATTTTCCATCTGATTCATTGTACCTTGATCCATCAACTCAAAGAGGTAACTCTGGAGGTTTGCACCAAAGTATGGAGCAAAGGGTTTCTCGGTTCGGTTTGTCATCAATAAGTTTTTTAAAGATTGCATGACAGATGATACCGCAGTTTTCTTATACACGTCACCGGCACCCTTCGCTGCAAACGAAAGGTCAATATCGATATACTCACTGTTCGATGTCGCTTTGATAGTGGAGAATTGTTGTAATCCACCGTCTTCTATAGAAAATGCTCTAGCCATTTGTCTTTCCTAAAATATTATAATTCTATTTATACGTCTTCGAGAACTTCTACTAACTCATTCTTTGCAAAAAGTGTCCCGTTGTATCTTGTTTCTAATTGTTTTTTATAATACACTCTCCAAGTAATACCATCGACTTTCGGCATTACAACGGTCACTTGCGCATTGAGTTTTCCTGTTGGATCCCACTTATCATACTCTAGAATAAGTTTCTCGTAACCAACATAGTCCTTGATATACTCAGCAAGATCAAATGTTCTTTCGTAATCTATCTGACCCTGTTCATCCACAACTTTGTAACTTACCATTTGTCCGTCTTGTTTTAGAAGATTTTCTCCTGCA